CTTTCGCGCTCCGGGGATCCTTCCCCTTTTGGAGGTGCTTATGTCGTACACGAAGAAACAGGTCCAACGCTTATTCTTGATGGAGTACAAAAATCTTGTCTTCGAGAAAACTGGCGCGTCGTATCCGTCTACTTATACTTTGAGTAAACAGATCGATCGCCAGTTAACTGGAATGACAAATCCATCGTGGAAAAGGCAGATAGCCCTGGGTCAGAATGCAACGACACCGATGAATGCCAGTGAGTACCAGGTAAACTCACATTCCCCTATGATTGGGGAGGTAAGTTATCCTGGTTGGTATACTCACCACATTTCAACGGATATAGCACTGCAGGCCCTTCCGTCCATTTCTGGACTTGGGTCACTCCAATCAGCCGCTGATAATATCGCTCGTACTATTGCCTATGAACGGCTCGGATCATCCGTAAAACTCCTCGTTTCGTTAGGGGAGCTTAAGGAAACCATCCGTATGATAAAACATCCTGCGAAAGCCTTACGGCGTTCGCTTATGGATTATTATCGGAAGATGGGATCCGTTCGTCGCCAGATCGCGAGATCTGGTAAGCGTGGCCGTCATAAACGCTTCAGAGATACTATTTCTGAAACGTGGCTTGAGTACTCATTCGGTGTGGCGCCCTTAGTTAGCGACGTACAAGCCGGACTCGATGCATACCGCAATCGAGCTGACCGGCCGGAGTACGAAGTTTTTAAGAGCGGCAACCTCCAGAAAAGTCGCACTGCCAGATACGAAATTTTATCGTCTGGCACTGTTGGTTTTGCATGGAGATGCTACGCACAAGATGAGAACTCGGCACTAGTCGTTTACCGTGGCGCAGCCTTTAACAAAATCCAGACCTCTTGTGGTCTGGCAAGTTTTGGGCTCTGGCCGAGTGAATTCGTGCCTGCTGCGTGGGAATTAATACCCTGGAGTTTTGCTATCGACTATTTTACAAACATAGGCGATGTGCTTAACTCTTGGGCAACCGCGCAGCGGGTAGATTTCGCTTGGACCAGCAAGACAATCGTCCTGAAACAGAATCGGAAATACTCGATTGAGTGTTTTCCTTCTCCTGGATGGACGTTTGCTGGTGCTGATGGTAAAGGCGATATTAGCTACAAAACCGTCTCTAGGGGTAGTTACTCAAATCTCCCTCTTCCGTCTGTTGGGCTTAGCGTATACTTCAATGAAGCTCGCTTCTTGAACATTGCTGCTCTGTCCCAACTCAGGTTGAAGGATATCAAGTGGCGCCCTTAGAGGCATACTGTAAACTATCGAGGACTATACCATGGAAAGATACGAGCGTGAGCTGCTTATCGATCTGATTCAAGTACTGTATAACAAATTCGAAAGGTCTGGCGTCGTTTTTGGACGCGTACCTGACGATGAGTTAGCGGATCTTGATGCAGATGATTTGCAGACTTACGCTTCAGCTCTTGACCGTGTGATAGGATCCTTGGTATAACTTAGGAGTACTCTGGATGTTTGATCCGAGCAGTCCGGTTACTGGGGGATCCCAAACCGGCTTCACTTCACCCACCTATACCTTGACGGATGATCTGGCTCCCAATGCAAACGGGAAACAGGTCGCTGTCACGGCAGTTGGTGGAACCCAAACTGGTGTGACAACCCATTCGGTCAGTTCACCATTCACCATCACGTTCACGCGTCCTAAGACGCTTAAAACGTTGGGAATGCCGAACTCGAACGGGTACATCTCCAGTGTGCCGCGCAACTTGTACAAGTTGATTGTCCGTAAGGGTGTTACCCCTGCGGCCGACCAGCCTGCTCAAGTGATGTTGGCGGAATGTTACATCCACGTACCGGCAGGTGCCGATACGTATGATGCCGCCAACGTCCGCGCTGCACTGTCTGCTATGATCGGTACCCTCACAGCTGAATCCGCCGGAATCGGCGATTCCGCTGTCGAGGGAATCATCTAGCAGATGGGTTTCTGGTGTGTGGCTAGAAAGGCACGCACTGGAGGTCTGATAATCTCAGCCTTCATGGAGCTGTTATGGAAATTTCTCCTAGCGTTCTTTATCAGGCAGTTCAAAAAGACTTGCGAGTCTTTTGGAAAGCCAGGTGCCCTACGTTGGAAGACAGTTCAATTAGCTTTGCTTTACTTGATCGTAATACTGATCCTGTCAACATTGCTAGTAGAGCTCTCCTACGCAGTATTGTAAAGAAGTTCGAACCCTCAAAGCGTGATTGTGACCTTGCAGATAAAGCTATTGCTTTATTCTGTGCAAGTAACGATCGATGCCTTCAGTGGCGAGAACCAGATGACCCTGAGCATATTCGTCTTTTAGACGAAATGTGCTTTATTGCTTCTCAAGAGCTACCTGCTCTTGATTGGCAAGAGGCCTTGCACGATTTGGTGCCTGGCCCTGGTGCATCTGTCGGATCCCGTGGGCGTAATTCGGCCTTCGAGAAACTCTTTATCAATAACCTGACTACGACAGAGCCGGCACTCTATTCTGAGTACCGAGCTTTTATGGCTAAGCATCCAACCTGGTGGTCTGCAGAACTTCGCAGACTTTATATACAGGCTGGCACTGCTTTCTCTGTCGTGCCTGGAAGTAACCTTTCAACCGTAGCCAAGAACTCTGATATAGATCGTACGATCTGTACAGAGCCTTCCCTTAACATGCTGTTCCAGCAGGCTTTAGGCACGCAGCTTACACGCGTCTTAAACCTGCATTACGGATACTCTAAGGTAAACCAACCTCAGAGGAACCGCCGGGCAGCACGTATAGGGAGTAGGTATGGGAGTCGATGTACCGTTGATCTAAGTTCTGCGTCAGACACAATTAGCCTCTCCTTAGTGAGACGGCTTTTGCCATCTGACTGGGTCGCTGCAATCGAAGATTGTAGAAGCCCTCAGACTTTGTACAACGGGTCGTCCATTGAGTTGAATATGGTGTCATCAATGGGGAATGGTTTTACATTTCCTTTAATGACATATATTTTCTCTTGTATGCTGAAGGCTCTTTGCCGACTGCATAACCGTAAATTCACATCATTCTCATGTTTAAAATATGAGTTTGGTGTGTTTGGTGACGACATCATCGTGCCCACAGACCTCTATGAGGAGACGCTCCAGGCTTTGTCAGCTTTAGGGTTTATTCCTAATACTGATAAGTCTTTTGGCGCGGGTCCCTTTAGAGAGTCTTGTGGTGCTGACTGGTTTAACGGTAAGTCCGTTAGGGGTGTTTATTGCAAACACCTCAGAAGCGCACAGGACCGTTATTCTCTGATCAACCGTTTAAACCGGTGGTCAGCTATGTGGAAGATCCCTCTTCTACATACAGTACAGCTTCTCCTACCTAAAGAGTGGAAGACATCCGTTGTTCCAACAGATGAGGATGACACTGCTGGTCTGAAGGTACCAATGTTTATGTTGGATACCTGGCGACCAACTTATTACGCCTATAAGCCAAGGCTTAAAGGTGTGCGTCTCTTCACCCGGAAGGACATACTCAAAAGTTGCTTTGACAATCCCTTCGGATTGATCCTAGCAGCCTCGAGTGGATGGGTCCGCTCCGACAGAGTTTCCAGGAGGTCCCGGAAACCTGTTTACAGTAGGGTCAAACTAACTTGTCCTTATTGGGCAAGAAAGCAAGACCTTGCGTACTACGGTGTCAGCTTTGCTGACTGGGAGGTGATAACTTACATCAACCTAACCGGGTTGGTGTAAGGCCTCAGTGCTATA